ACCGGGTTTTCAAGCCCCGCCGTGGCGTTCATTATGTTGTAGAAAGTGCGCTCGCTGATCCAATAAATCGGATATATGTACCGCCGCCATATTTCCCTGTTGCTGAGACCGCTCTGGGCATAGCGGTCATATATCCGGTTTATATCTTCAACGCGCTTTCTGTAAGACATGCCGCGCTTGTTTGCCATCGTCTGTTACATGGTTTTAATCGGTTTCTGTCTGTATGGTCTGATATTGAGCGTCGTCACGCTGCTTACCGTAACTCTGCCGCTACCTTCGCACAGGGGACACGGCGACGGGTATCTTTGCGGCGGTTCGGTTTTCAATGTCCCGGTACCATTACATTCCCGGCACACTGCAATCCGGGGCGGTCTTTTGATTTCTTTTTCCATTTTCGTTGCGTTTTAGTCGACATCAGTCATGCCGAGGGGGATGTAACACCATGCGCCCTTGTCGTTCTTATACTGAGCGCGTATGAACTTTTTGGAGATGGTGGGCTGGTAAGCCTCCTCGATGATTTTAACACCCTCAAGGAACTGCTCGTTGCCGCTGTCCTCGGCCATCTTGCGGAGCTGGAGCACGCGGCTGGCCTTGATGTTGCCCTGCCCGTCGCGGCTCAACAGGCGTAGCACGGCGTTGACGAGGGCTTTGGTGGCATCGTCTTTAGCCAGACTCTCGATATAGCCCTTTACCATGGCAATACCGTCCTCCACGGTGTCGCGGTAACCGTCGATGGTGTTCACTCCCAGGATCAGACGGAACTGGCTGTCAGAGGTCGTAAAGGTATGGCTGCTTTGTCCGTCCGGCTTGATGCCGGTAATCTCGGACTTCATTTTGAGGATTGCCTCGAAGTTCCCGAAGATGGTTTCCTTGACCAGCTTGATCTGTTCGCTCAATTCGCGTAGTTGCGGGATAGTGGTGGCGATTTCGTCATCAACCATGCTTGCATAGTCCTGGCGCATCTGCTTGCGCTCCTGCTCACGGCGTTTTTTCTCTTTTTCGGCTCTGAAGGCCTCGAATTCCTGACGCTCTTCGGCGGTCATTTCTACTTTTTCTGTCATATCACTTATTTTTAATTGGTTGGTTTTCGGTTTCATCATATGGCACTTCCTGAATCTCGCACCACTCAATATCGGGTTCCTCAAGTCCGAAGAACTTGATTACACCTTGTCGATCAAGGTAGCCAATATGCTCCGGTGTGCAGATGTGCCCTGTCGTCCGCTCCTTGAGCTGTATTTTCCAGTGGCGCTTTTTCATAATTCCATTATGCCTGGCCCATATTCATGGGAATGATTATTACTTGCTGCCGGGATTGCTGAGTCTTGGGCTGCTCCGGCATTTCCACCGGCTGACGGCGAATACCTCCTTTACGCTCGATGCCGCGAAGTTTCCGACGCAGCTCCTTGTGTTCCTCGGCAGTGATGTTGTAGAAGTCCTTGCCGATTATCCGGGCATCTCGACAGAGTAGATTGACACGGCCCCAATCGGTGGTATCAACACCCATCTTCTGCATCAGCTTGAGGGTGGCGCTACGCTCCTTGCGTAATTCATCTTTCCGGCCGTCCTTGCGCTCGAGATCCTCGCAGCATCGGTCGTATTCGGCTCGGGTCATCTCCCGGAGGCTGTCGGTACGCCCGTTGGTGTATTGGAACACAATGCTCCTCTTGAAGTCGTCCCGGTCGCCTATGGGATTCAACGCCCTGATAGCGGTATAGAACCGTCCGAAATTAGTTACCTGTTGTACCATATTATTTTGTTTTAGATTCCAACTGATCCTTCACGTGATAATGGTGTTTTTTGAGCCATAAAAGAGCCTCGTCAAGTTTGGTTTTTACCATAGCTGTTTCCCGCGTCTTCTCAGTTTCGTCCATGGCATCAATATAGTGATGCGCAGCAAGAATTGAGGTTGCCGACTTTGAGCATAGTTCATCAAGAACTTGTAACTGAATCGTATTTTTTTCTTTAGCCATTGTATTTTTCTCTGTTTAATTTACTTAATCGGTTTCTCTCTTTAAGGACTACCGTCCAGTTGCAGTGGCTGCAGCACCGGCCTTCCTCTTTAATCGGCCACGGGTCGTTGCCGTACTCCTTGACCTCTTTGCCGCAAATGCAGCAGGTAAATTTTGTCTCACCCATTATAGTTTATTTTATATTCGGTTTCCAGTCTATCGTTACCATTGCCACGACCTCGCCAGTGCCCTCGCAGTCGGGGCAATCCTTTTTAACATCCACACCAGGAAGGAGTGGTTCCATGAAAAATCCTCTGCCATTGCAGTAAGGACATAACATCGGGGCCGTCATAAACGCCTCCTTATGTATCCGACCTTCCGGCTCAAGCTCTATTACTGTACGCTTCTTGCTCATGTTATCCTAAATTATTGGTTGTTTTAAGAATTCCTTCTGCCCACACAGTGTAATAGACTCCGGGGGCTGGTATGAAACGGCCCTGGCAATATGCCTTGTAGCCGCTGACTCTAACTTTTACCCCTGCATAGTATTTGAGCCTCTGCGCCGGTTTGCCCATCGGTTGCCCTTTGTACTCTTGGCTTATGAAGATAAAGCATTTTCGGGGGAAGTGCTTTATCAATGCCTCGGTTTCGGGATAATCCCACCCTGCCGCCTGGAAACTGTCTATTATCACGAACTTGGGACTTTTCTTGCATTTGAGCCGGGCTGTCAGGTCCTCGATTGTGTCGGCTGTGGCGATACGGAACCGTCCCTGAACCTCGTTCATCTTGAACCGGGCGATACGTTTTTGGAAGGACTGCCCTACCCCTTCCTCGTAGCTCATGAAGAGGACAGTGCCATATTCTGTGAGCTTCCTGGCAAGCTGCATGACGAAACTGCTCTTGCCGGATCCGGACTGGCCATGAATCAGCCATGTCTCGTTGACGGTGGGCAGACCGAAAGCCTCGGCCCACTCGCCGTCCCACGGCAGAATCCTGTAGGTTTTTGCAAGCACCTCTTTGGGGCTGAATGCTCTCTTTGGCATGGTTATTGTCTTTTAAGTTTTTCGATTTCGGTATATACGCGGCGCAAGCCGCCCTGGGTCTTGCGCACGATCTGGGCGATGTCGGCTCCGTCGGGGGCGTTGACCTTTGCCACGATCCGTGCCTGCTCAAGCAGGAAAGCCCGGCGATCGTCGCCGTTGTCAGGCGTGACTTTGCTGAATCGGTCACCGTAGCGGCTCAACATCTCGGTATAGCCAACCTTACGACACTCGATGGAGCGGTTGATCTTTTCCTTGAGGCCGTCGGCGCCCATCATGTACCATGCGCAGCAGCGCTCGGTTGCATTCCACAATGCCTTCAGCTCAAGGAAAGCCTCGTACTGAAGGTCGCCGGCCTCGTCAAGTATGATGAGTGGCTGCTCGATGGAACGGAGATAGAACACAAGGTCGTCGTAGACGTCGCTGTAACGGCCCTTGCTGTCCACTCCGAATTCCGCCGCAATCTTGCGAATCAGCTTGAGCTTGGTCTTGACCTGCGAGCAGTCGATGTAGACGGCGCTGCGATGGCTCTGAACATAGAGCCGGGCGGTGAATGTCTTGCCGATGTTAGGCTCGTCGCAGAGTATGCCGCTCACGCTCGACTGCTGGCAGAATTCCAACTGAGCGGTGACATACTGGAAAACCGGGGTCTTGGCGGCCTTCCACTCTATTTCGTCGCGGAGACTGACGCCGAGCTTACGGGCTATGCTTATCCAGTTGGCATCGCTCAGCACCCTGTCGGTCTGCCCGTTCTTGACCGCGCTGTACACCGAGGTGGTGATTCCCAGTGATGCGGCATGCTTGGCGTCGCTCGGATAGTTCTTCCGGGCTGCCGTGATCGCGGCGGTGATTCTCTGTCTGATTTCTGTTGTAATCATATTCTAATGCTGTTATAATTTCATTCTAAGAGTCCTGGAATCCGACCCGGCCCCAGTCCATTCCGGCAAATCTTGAGGCGGAATCGTCCTCTTCGGGCAAGATTTCCACAGGGGGCATTTCCACGGTCTCTGCCGGCATTTGTGGCCGTGCGGTACGTTTCACCACTCCTATCTGCATCGCGGCGTTGTCGTCGATATATTTGCCCCATTTGGCCACTTTCTTACGCTGCTCTATATAGTTGGCGACATCCTCCTCGGTCTGCTCTGCCATGACGCGATTGTAGGTCTGGACCTTCTCGACCTTGTCGATGTAGCGGTCGCCCTGAAAAATGTAGACATCCTGAGGCGCCCCGTTTTCGTCCGGGAGGAAGTAGGCTGTGACTTTGTAGTTATTCGGCTCAAGCTGCTCGAGGATTTCGGGGGAACTGAGCCACCAGTCCTCGTAACATACCCGGACGGTGGAGTTGCGCCTGATACTCGTTTCGACTCGTTCTCCGATATACCGGCTCAAGGTGAGTTTGTCAAACTGCTGCAGTGTCGGGTTGATATTGGCCACCAGCACGTCCCACCGGGTCA